TGGCAAACCGTGGATTCCGCCCGCCAACGGCAAACCGCGCTCGCCATGCACGAGGCGCACCTCCGCGATGAGTTCATTAAAATACTCTCCCTCGCGCTCGCCCCACCGATGGTGGCCCAATCCACCCCGCATTCATGAGCGCGAAAACCAAACCCTCCGCCAAAAAACCCGCCAAGAAGCGCGGACGCCCGAGCAAGTTCACCCCCGCCACTGCTGCGGCGATTTGCGAACGGCTTTCCAAGGGCGAACCGATGGCCGAAATCTGCCGCTCCCCGCGCATGCCTGCTGTTAGAACCGTTACCGATTGGATGGGGGCGGACGAAACGTTTTCCGCCAGCATCGCGCGCGCGCGGATTGAGGGATACGACGCCATCGCGGCCGAGTGCCTGCGGATCGCCGACAATCCGGTGTTGGGAATGGAAGAGGTGGAAAAGGAGTGGGGCACCGAAATCAAGCGCGGCGACATGCTGGGGCACCGGAAGTTGCAGATTGAGACGCGGCTCAAGCTGCTCTCAAAGTGGGACCCGAAACGCTACGGCGACAAGCTCGACGTGGCACATAGCGGGAGCGTGGACATCGAAGTAACCATCGGGGGTGACGACGCGGAATGAAGGTGAAAATCAAGATCGTGCCGCGCAAGCAATTCCGGGCTTACCTGAAGCGGGTGGCGCGTTGGGCGTGCCTGGTGGTGCACCGGCGCGGCGGAAAAACGTTTTGCTGCATTCAGGACCTGATTAACCGCGCGAACACGCACCAGCGGCCCGGTCCGCCGCTGCGGTATGCCTACATCGCGCCGACGCGCGACCAAGCTAAGGACATTGCATGGGCGTATCTGGTCCGCTACGCCTCGAAGATCCCGGGGATTGAAATCAACAAGAGCGAGCTCACACTAGGATTGCCGGACAAGTGGACGATCCGGCTTTACTCGGGCGACAACTACGAGCGGATGCGCGGGCTTTATTTTGACGGCGTGGTGATCGACGAGAGCGGCGACATCGACCCGCGTGCATGGGATGAGGTGATCCGGCCGTGCCTCACCGATTACAAGGGCTGGGCAACGTTCATCGGCACCCCGAAAGGCAAGAATTCGTTCTTTGACACGCACAAGAAGGCGGAGGAAAACGAGGATGGTAATTGGTTCTCACTGATACTGAGGGCGAGCGAGAGCGGGATTATCGACCCGGAGGAATTGCGTGACATCCGCGCGAGCACGCCGGAGCCGATTTATCTTCAGGAATGGGAGTGCGACTTCGCGATTGCCTTGCAAGGGGCGATCTATGCGGCAGCACTGGCCAAGATCCGGGCGAAAGACCAAATCGGCCCGTTGCCGCATGACGCGGGGCTGCCGGTCTGGACGTTCTGGGACCTGGGCAGCCCGCGCAATACCGCCGTGTGGAGCGTGCAATTTCTGCGCAATGAAATCAAGGTGCTGCACTGCGACACCGCCACCGACTGGACCACGGCGCAACGGGTGGCGGCCATGACCGCGCGCGGCTACGACTATGCCGGGCATTGCATCCCGCACGATGGCGCGGCAATCCAAAAATCCGGCATCACCTACCAACAGGAATTGGAGGTTGCCGGGCTGCACAATGTGCGGACGCTGCCCCGGACCAGCGACCCGACCGCGCGGATTCATCGAATCATTTCCTTGATCCCGGCCATGAGCTTCGACGCCAAGGGCTGCAAGCTTGGGCTCAAGGCGATGGAGGAATACCACACGGCCTATGATGCCAAGAAAAAGATGTTCTCGGATAAGCCCTATCACGATTGGACGTCTCACCCGTGCGATGCGCTGGGCTACATGGCGGAAGCGATTGATTGCGGGCTAGTGAAGTATGGTGGCAGCAATCACGGCCAAGGGCGTTTGATCTCGCCTATCCCTGGCCTCGGCGACCCGGAGACATGGCACGGCATTGTGATCTCCCCGCTTGGCTGAAGGTTTCCGTATCGGCAAGCAAGCGACGGCTTGCCGCAGCGCGGGCCGCGCGAGTATCACGGCAGGCATGGGCTTTTCCAAACCGAAAAAGATTGATGCACCCAAGCCGCCGCCGCCCCCAGTAACTGTGACCGGGCAAGACAAGGCTTATGCGGAGGATGACCAACGCCAGCGCCAACGCCGCCGCGCGGGCTACTCCTCAACCTTGCTTGCCCCCGCCGCAGCGGCTGAGGGCGGCAGCAAGAAAACCCTTTTGGGCGGCTAACATGGAGGACGCTAAAACCATTTTGGCGCGTTGGTCGGGCATGATGGCCGAGCGCGCGCCGTGGGATTCCACTTGGCAGCAAGTGAGCGACTTCGCGTTACCACGCAAAGGCAACATTTCGCGCACGGCTGGCGCGGGACCTGGCACAAACACCGCCAACATGCTTTACGACACCACGGCGATTGAGGCCGTCTCAGTGTTGGCGAGCGGTCACAGCTCCGCGATCACCCCGGCCGGCACGCAGTGGTTCGCCTGGGAAGCCCCCGAGGACATCAAGAGCGATGAAGCGGACGGCTGGTATCACGAGCAAAGCGAGAAGGCGCGCACGATCCTGGCTGCGGGGAATTTCCACACCTCGCTCAATGAGTGCTTTGAGGACCGCAGCGGCTTCGGGCTGTGTTGCTTGGGCGCGATGCCTCATGCGGAAAACAAGATTTCATTTCAATCCCACCCGATTGGCTCGTTCTGTGTGGAAGAGGATTCGGGGGGCAATGTGGACACGGTGTTCTTGCGCCGTGCTTACTCGATCCGCCAGCTGGCACAGGAATTCGGCGAGGAAGTGATCGCCGCCAACGCGAAGCTCGCCAGCTCGTGGCAAAAATTCAAAGAAAAGGGCGTCAACGGCGATCACTACGTGGTGCATGCGGTGTTTCCCCGGATCACGCGGGACAAGACCAAGCTCGATGTGTTCAACATGCCATTCGCCAGCGTGTGGGTGGCCGAAGACGGCAAGAGCGTGCTCAAACGCAGCGGATTCCCGGAAATGCCATACATGGTTTCCCGCTACCTCAAGCGCACCGGCTCGCGCCAGCAATATGGTTACGCGCCCTTTGAACAAGTCAAAGCCGCCGTGCTCGATGCGAACAAGCTCAAGCAAATCCTTGGCGTGGTGGCGCAAAAGAAGGCGGTGCCCCCGGTGCTCATCCCTGACAACCTGATCGGCAATGTGGATGCCCGGCCCGGTGGCCGCACGGTGTTTCGCGCGACCAGTCACGCCTCATCCCTTCCGCAAGAATGGCTGACCAATTCCCGCGACGATGGTTTGCTGGAAGAACTTCAGGACGCCCGCGAAACGATCCGCCGCGCCTTTCACACTGACCTGTTCCGCATGTTCGCCGAGCGGGAAAAGCAGATGACGGCGCGCGAAGTGTCCGAGCTGGCGGCTGAAAAGCTTATGCCGTTCTCACCTTCGTTCACGCGCTTTACGGCGGATTTCCAAGTGGCAATGGAGCGGATTTTTAACGTGCTATTCCGTGCAGGAGCGTTTGGCCAAGTGAATGACATTCCTCAGACCGTGATGCGCAAGACGCGTGACGGCTTGATGGAGGTGCCCCCGCCCAAGGTGGTCTATCAATCCCGGGTGGCGCTGGCCATCCGCCAATCTGAAAGCGCCGCTGCCGACCGCTTGGTCGAGCGTGCCGTTGCCATCGCGCAACTCGTCCCGGATGCGTTCGACAACATCGATGTGGACGAATACTTGCGCCTCAACGGCCGCAATGACGGCGTGCCCGAGTCCGTGATTCGCAAGGCAAAGGCGATGGAGGAAATCCGCACGGCGCGTGCCGAAGCACAAGCGCAACAAGCAGAGCTCGAACAAGCCCAACTCGCCGCCGACGCGGCCAACAAGGTCGGCCTGAAAATTCCACAACCGCCCGCATGATCGAAATATCCGACCCTCTTGCCTTGTTTGACCAGGCCCGCCAACAACAAGCGGATGCTGCGAAGCTGGGCGCGAAGTTTGAACGCCTGACGCGCAAGCTATTCACGACCGACAACGGCAAGGAATGGCTGCGCCTAGCCCTCGCCAAGCACAACTTCATGGGCAGCGTGTTCAGCGCTGAGGACGGCATGAATGCGGCCACCGCAGCTTACCGAGACGGCGTGCGTTCCGTGTTTTCCGATATCCTCAACGCCGCAGCGGCGGGCATCCGCGCTCCGCAACCGGGGGCAGAGGATGATTGATTTTCTAATAGCGGGGTGACCGTTGATAGGTAAGACCGGAGCCTCATAACCTCCAGCATGTCGGTTCAAATCCGACCCCCGCAACTTCTCTCTCATGCAACCAACCAAACACCAACACCAACTATGAAACTCCATATCTATCAAATGCGCCATGTCTTCGCCGATGATGAGCACATCGGCAAATACGACGTCGGCACCAAGTCTGTGCGACTGCGCGCCGAATTCGCCGACCTCACCGACAAGGTGAAGGCCCATTTCATGCGTGCGCATGGCATCCCGGTGAAAATCCTCATCGGCAACGAAGCGCTCGCCGCCGTGGCCCCGCTGCCAGACTTCCCGCACGAAGTGCGCGAAGCGATGGACCCCGGCCTAGGCATGCTCTCGCCCGCTGCCGTTGACCATGCCCGCAAGCACTTCACCCGCACGGACTTTGACCGACTCTATCAAGGGCGTGTCGAGTATAGCTCGGGCTCGGGCGTTGCCCCCGTCGATCCTGCCGACGAACCCATAGACGAACCGAAGCCAGCCAAGGAGCCGAAAGCGCCGAAGCTAGCCAAGAAGGCCGCCGCAGAAGCGAAACCCGAATCCACTGACGCATGAGCACCCCCACACCCACCCCAGAGCCAACCCCGGCACCGACTCCCGAGCCCACTCCGACGCCAACGCCGGAGCCAACTCCAACCCCCGCGCCAAGCGCCGAACGCCCCGACTACCTGCCCGAGAAATTCTGGAAGGATGGCGCGCCGGACGTGGAAAACATGGCCAAAAGCTACCGCGATCTCGAAACCGCGTTTTCGACGCGCAAGCCCGTCGGCCTGCCTGACTCACCGGAGGGCTATCAGCTCAAGCCCGAAGCACTGCCCGAGGGGCTCACCTGGTCAGAAGATGCCGAAAAGCGCTTTGCCGGGGCCTTCCATGCCAACGGCATCACGCCCGACGCCGCGAAGGCGATCACGCAAACATTCATCGAAATGGAAGCGGAGAATCAACGCTTGATCGGCGATGCTTACGAAAAGCAGATTCAGGACGGCACCGCTGCCCTGAAAAAAGAATGGGGCAGCAACTACGAATCGAAGATTGGCCAAGTCAAAAGCGTGGTCGCCTCACTTGGTTACGATCCGGCGGACGCTTCGCTTTTCTCTCATCCGCCCGTGGTTTCGTTCCTGGGCAAAGTCGTGGGCATGTTGTCCGAGGACGCCGTAGCCTCGATGCGTGGCGCGGTGGCCCCGGGGAATTCCTTCGTCAACGGTGCGGAGGAAGCGCGCGCGATCATGCGCGACGTGAAACACCCGGACTATGAGGCTTATCACAACGGGGACCGCACGGTGATTGCCAAGGTGAAACGCTTGATCGACGGCTAAGAATTCTCTGCCTGTGTGATTGGTGAGCGGCGAGCGCCTTCGGGTGCCCGCCGCTTTTCCGTATCGGCAAGGAATAGAGTGATTGAAGGGAGGGCGCGGCGAGGCGTAGAAGCAAGGCGAAGCAGCCGACCCGCTGGCGGCGGACAACCTCTAACGAGGCCCGCGCGGAGGTGGACAATCGGAACTCACACCGGGGCCGCGAGGCCACAAATTGAATTCCAACAACTACGACAATGATCCCCATCACCATCCCGCAATCCGCGCGCAACATGTTCCAAGAGGGCATGGAGCACGTCGCCCAACAACTCCAATCACGTTTCAAAGCCTACGCCACCGTCAAAACCGGCTGCACTGGCAAGAGCCAAGCTCACCGCAAGGTGCAAAAGGCTGAAATGAACGATCACACCGGACGGCTTCAGCCGACCGTCGGCCAAGAGCTTCTCTTGGAACACCGCTATTTGTTCCCCCGCAAAGCGAGCCTTGCCACCATCCTCGATGAGGATGACGCGCAAGAACTCGATCTTGCCGTGGCTCCCACCGGGGAAATCAGCACCCAGCACGGGGCCGCTGCCAACCGCAAGCTCGATGATATCTTCATCGCGGGCATCCTGGGCGCGAACCTCGAAGGCATCGAGGACAACATGTCTTCGATTGCGCTGCCTGCCGCGCAAATCATCGCCATCAACTACCGCCGCGACGGTGGCAGCGCCAACACTGGCTTGACCCTTGCTAAGCTGGTGCGTGCCAAGGGCCGCTTCGGCAAACTCGAAGTCTATGGCCAAGAGAGCAAGGACGCCGGGGCAAAGATCTGCATGGGCGTCTCTCAAGACGAGCTCGACAACTTGCTTTACGACGTGGAGCAAACCGGCAGCGCCGATTACAACAAGGTGAAAGCCTTGGTGGAAGGTGAAGTCGATTACTTCATGGGCATCCACTTCCTGCGCAGCGAACGCTTGCCGGTCACCTCTCTGGGTGGTGGCAAGATCCGCCGCGAGTGCCCGATGTGGATCAATACCGGTGTCCATCTGGATTTCTGGTATGACGTCAAAACCTCCATCGACGTGCTGCCTACGCAGTCCCAAGCGGTGCAGGTCTATTCCCGCATCAAAGCCGGTGCCTGCCGCAAGGACGAAGACCGCGTCGTCAACATCTACTGCGAACAGGACGGCTGATCTAACCTTTAACCCTACCAGAAAGAACCAATATCATGTCTGTTGTTTTATCCACTATCGCCGCCCTGCAAGCCGCCGCCCTCATCAAGGGGCCAAGCGCGGGCTCTCACGCACCGCAATCCGCTGCAAACCTGCGAATCCTCGACGATAAAGCGAGCATTCCAGTGGGCGCGCCTGCGGTGGTTGCTGCGACGGATTACGTGCGCTTCGGCAAGCTCCCCGCTGGCTCGCGCATCATCCCGTCCTTGTCGTTGCTGTCCACCGACCACACGGCCACCATTGCCGGGAAACTCCAAATCGTGCCGCTTGACGGCAGCGCGGTGCAAGAAATCACCGGCGTAGTCGTCAACCTCGCTGCCACGGAAACCGCGTGCATCCCTGAGGTGGCGGATACTCTGGTAGTCGCCAAGGAATCGTGGATTCAGTTCGTGCCGACGGCCGACCTGACCATTGCCACCACGGCGAAGACGCTCCGCGCCCGGATCGTCTATGGTCAAACTTACTGACCGCCCGGCAGCTGCTAGTTCCCCCCTCCCCAACAACCGCCCGGCGGCGCACGCATAACCCACGTGCCCGCCGGGTTTCTTTTTTTAGAAACCATCCATGACCAAGACTGACATCGCCAACATGGCGCTTTCCAAGATCGGGGAAAGCCTGATCACCGATATTGCCGACACGACCAGCAAAGCGGCCCGTCTGGCGAATCTGCACTATCTGCCCTCGCTCAAGGAAATCCTGCGGGCTCACTTCTGGAGCTTCGCCATGGTCGTGGCGGAAGCTGAGCCGCTAGACGCCCCCGCCCCCTCGTCAGTGGATCTCACCGGATGGACGGCGGCGTTTCCGCTACCTGCCGATTTCGTGAAGCTGCGCCGCATCACAAATCCTGAGGGCACGGTGATTGATCGGTTTGATTTCCGGACCATCGCGGGGGCCCGTACCATCGTTTCCGGAGGCTATGAATCCATTCGCGTGGATTATGTGCAACTCCAAGACGCTCCCACGCTCTACGACGCGCTGTTTGTGGAGGCGCTGGTCACCTTACTGGCCAGTAAGCTGGCGCGAGCGATCACCGGTTCCGAGCGGATGGAGGCGGATCTCCGCCAACTTTACGAGGGCAACGCGCTGCCCGCCGCCCGCACGGCGGACGGGCAGGACACCCAGTCCAACGAAAACCACCCAATGTCCGAATTCCTCGCCGGTTCCTTGCTCGGCGTGCGCGGCGATTTCTTCTCCGACCAACTGGAAGCCTGATTTTTTATGCCTATCGTCAAACATCAACTCACTTTCGACGGGGGCGAGTGGTCGCCCTGGCTCGATGGCCGCTCCGATCTTGCGAAATACACCAGCGCATGCCGCCGCTTGGAAAACTTCATCATTCGCCCACAAGGCGGGGTGTGCAAGCGACCGGGCCTCGAGTCTTGCGGCAAGGGGAAAGGCTCAACCGTGCGCTTGGTCGAATTTGAAATCCAAGGCGATGATTCCTTGATCCTCGCGCTAGGCGGCGGAGTAATGAAGGTCTTTGCGGCGGGGAGCGCGGTGCAATCGGGCGGCGTGGATCTGGAGGTTGCCATTCCTTGGACGGGCGGGCAGCTGCCATTGCTGCGATGGAAGCAAATCAACGACGTGATGTTTTTCACCCATCCCGAATATGAGCCGACACAACTCCGACGCTTCGCGAACGACAGCTGGGCAATGGCGGGCTTAGTCCCGAATAGCAAAGCTCCGTTTTTACCGGAAAACACCGACGATGCCCACACCCTTCAAGCGTCCTATCCGGCGAGCCCAGTAGCAAACGCGTGGACTTCCACGACTGCCACTATCAACGTCGGCGCCAAGGTCACTCATCTGGGAATCACCTACACCTGTCAGGTAAAACACACCACCAGCACAACCCGGGTGATTACCTTCATCGGCTATGACGAAGCCAAAACAGGCGGGTCAACCCCTTCCCAGGGAAACACGGCCCCGACCAAGAGCTATTACGAATACGAGAGCGATTCCTATTACGAATTCGATAGTTTCAAACTCATTTGGCTTCCTTCCAACGAGTCCACACTCGACAGCGCGGCCCCTGCTGGGCAGGAAATTTCCCTCATTTCCAACAAGGCCTTGTTTGATGCGAGCCACGCCGGGGCATTATTCCAAATCTCAACCAAACGGGAACCGTGGCAATTTGAAACGGTGCGGGCGTATGGGGTGACGACTACGGCCCCGCTCTATTCTGCCGTACTCAAGGTGAACGGGCGCTGGACCTTCACCACCGCAGGCACGTGGTATGGCACCTATCACGTCGAGGAATCCACGGACGGCGGCGTCACGTATGTGGCGATTCGCACCTTTCAATCCTCCACTGCCTCCCCGCGCAACGCCAGCGCCGAGGGCGAGACGGACGGGCGGGTCTTGCTGCGCATCAAATACAGCAACCACCAGGGCGGAACCACCGGGGCGCATGCCATCCTTTCTGCGGAAGACGCCTACATGCGCGGGGTGGTGAAAATCCTCACGGTGACCGACTCGATGAACGCAATAGTCGAAGTGGTTTCTCCGGTCGAAAACGTGACGACGCGCTATTGGGCGGAAGGCGCATGGAGCGGCTATCAAGGGTATCCGCGCGCGCTCGAAATCCATCAAGGCCGCCTGATCCTCGCTTCCACCGCGCGCCGTACGCATACCGTGTGGGGCAGTGCGTCCGATGATTACTCGAATTTCGAACACGGCACGGATGCCGACCAAGCGTTTGCCCATACCGTGATGATCGGCCAACGCGAGCCGATTAGTTGGTTAGCGAGTGACCGCTCGCTTATCATCGGCTCAGGAGTGGCGGAATTTTCCCTACGGGGAGAAACGGAAGATAAGGCGATCACCCCGGAATTCGGCATGGCCACCCGTAACTCATCCATCGGGTCGCACGCGGAAGCGCCGGGGGCATTGCGGACGAACGCCGCCACCCTGTTCGTGCAGAATGGCGGCCGGGCGGTGCGGGAGTTGTCTTACCGCTTTGACTCGGACCGCTACGAAGACGGCAATCTAACCCTGCTCGCCGAGCACCTTTTCAGCGATGGGCCGATTATCGACTTCGCGCTCACCCACAATCCCTTTCAAATCGCCTGGTTCGTGGCAGGTGGCAAGCTGTTCTCCCTGACCTACGAGCGCGGCCAGAACATCGCAGGCTGGTCCCGCCACCCGACCACCGGCACCGTGCTTTCCGTGGCTTGCCTGCGCAAGCCGGGCGAGGATGAGGTTTGGATAGCCGCCTTGCGCAACGGTCAAGTCTGCATCGAGCGGATGGCCCCAGGCTTGCTGAATGCCGCCGACGACGGGCGCTGGCTGGATTCCTACACGGTCTTGACTTCCCCCTACTCGCTCACCGGCCACCACTTGGACGGCCAAACCGTGGCAGGCTGGAACAACGGCACCGCCCTCGCCCCCGCTGTTTTGTCCGCCGAGTTCTTCACGGGCAAGACCGGGCCGGTGACCGTGGGCCTACCCTATGCCGCGAAGCTGATGCCCATGACCCCCGAAACCAGCATGGACAATGGCTCAAGCCGCAGCCGCGAGGCGCGCATTCACTCGCTCACCCTGAGCCTGCACCGCGCCCGTGGGGGCAAGATGGGCGAAAACCCGGACGGCACGAAGTTTGACCCCATCAATGCCGGATCGTCCGCCGCGTTGTTTTCCGGCGAGACCGGGGAAAAACAATTCGACGGCGGCCACAGCACTGCCGGGGATTTCTGCGTGATCTCCGATGAGCCCTTCCCCTTCGGCATCCGCTCACTGGCAATCAAACTCAACTACTTTGGCGATGCGCGTTGAACCCGTTACACCTGAGACGCTGGGAAAAATCCTGCCGTGGTGGCCCGCGCGCGACGATGGCCCGATGCCTGCCGACCTGCTGCCGCCTGCCGGGGCCTGTGCGCTGGATGAGGCAGGCGAACCGCTGGCGGCCGCGTGGCTTTACACGCCCCCCAGCTGCCGGGTGGCTATGCTCGATTGGCTGGTGAGTAAGCCGGGCTGCGGTCCCGCCCTCACCCGTGCCGCCTGCCGGGCGGTGTTTCTTTCGCTTGCCGATACGGCCCGGGCTGGCGGTGCCCGCGTCCTCTTCGCTTCAGTGGAACGTGCGGGCATGCTGCGGGAAGCGCAAGCCTGCGGCTTCACCATCGCCGCCACCGGCTGCACTCACCTTGTAAAGAATCTCTAACTTATGGACCCTTTCACCTGGCTTGCCGTATTCGTATTCGACGATCTTTTTTATGTCTTCGCCGCAATAAGCGCAATAAGCGCGGCAGCCGGTGCGGCCGTTTCCTACCAAGGCAGCAAGAACGCCGCCGAAGCCGCCGAGGACAACGCCAAGGCTCAGAACAAGGCCGCCGAAATGGCCGCGCGCAATACCGAGCTGGAAGGCGCGGAGGCCATCAAACGGGAACGCATCAACAAACGCCGCGCTCTCGCCCGGCTGCGGGCGGATCATGGCACCAGTGGCGTGGTGATGGATGGTTCCAGCATGGACGTCTTCGCGGAGACGGCGGGCGGCATGGAGCTGCGGATTCAAGACGCGGCCCGAGGCAATGCCATGGAGGCCAGCAACCAACGCCGTTCCGGCGCGGTGGCGCTGTGGGAAGGCCGCCAACAAGCGGCCGCTACCCGCATCAGTGCTTACGGCACCTTGCTATCTGATACCGCTGGCATCGCTGGCAACGCCTACAAGTCCGGCGCGTTTGGCACCGGCACCAACACCGGCACCAACACCGGCACCAACACCAGCAATGCCCCTAAAGCAATCCCTGTAAGATAAACCCCATGGCACTGATCCCCGACCTCAATCCCAACCTTTCCGGCCGCTATGACCCTGCCACTCCATCCATGGGCGCGGCGATGGCCGTCGGCAATGCAATGCAGAAAGCAGGCAATGACGTTACCCGCGCCGCTGAGACGGTGGGTGACATCGGCTTAAAATTCCAAGACGCGCAGGATCAGGGCGTAAAAAGCAATGCCCGCCTCGCCATGCAGCAAGCCTTTGCCGAGCATCAGGAATTCCGCATGCAGAATCCCGATGAATCGGCGTGGGAGGCGGATATGGGGGAGCGCGTCGGCAAGGCGCGCGAGAAGGTTTTCCAAGAACGCATGAGCCCGTTCATGAAAGCGGAACTGGATGCCACCTTCCAAGGCTGGGCGCAAACCTCGCAGAACGATGTGATGCTCGACAAGACACGCCAAACCGTCGCGCGGGCCAGGCAGGCACTGACCAATGAAGTGCGCGAGCTCCAAGACGCTGGACTTCATGATCAGGCCGAGCAGCGCCTGCGTGAGGCCGGGAAAAAGCTCCTGCTGCCTGAAGAGGAGAAGTCCGACATTCAAGCCAACCGCAAGCACGCCAAAAATCACCAAACCAAGGCCGCCTTCGATGCGGAGCAAGCGCGCATCAACGCCAACCCAATCGAGGTCTGGAAGGATTACGAATCGCCCGAACCACCCGAAGGGGCGGACAAGGAACTCTATGCCAAACACCGCGACCGCGCCCGCGTAGCCCGTGCGCAAGAGCAGGCGGGAATTCTCAACAACATCAGTGATGCCATCGCCGCGAAAAAGATCGTGAAGCGCGATCAACTCAAAGAATGGGAGGATGAGCTCGGCGCGGACCTCATCCAGAAAATCGGCGATGACATGGAGAAATCCACGAATAAAGCTCTCCAAGACAGCTGGAAAAGTAAGCCCTACCAGGAGCGCATGATTGGCATGGTGTCCACCGGGCTGGATAATCTGGATACTGACGACGTCTCCCGGCAATACGATCTTCAGAGCTATTTGGAGCGCATCGAAGAGGGGCCTATCAAGTCTTCGCTGAGTGCGCAGATGAAGGCGAAACTCACCGGAAAAACAGATCCGCCTACCGCCTTGAAGTTGAATCTCGGCATACTCAAGGAGACGGCCAAGGGCGGTCTTTTCGGGGCAGCACTGATCGACAAGCCGCAGACGGTGGATGATGCCATCGGCGATGACTTCTTTCAGGACGGCGCGAAGTTGCAGGCGCTGGGGGCATCCCCTGATCAGGCTGATGAGATCATGAATCCGGAGCTCTCCAAGGATAAGCGGAAGGCAGCGTTTCTAAGGCTGTATCCGAAGTTTTCGGGAAACAAGACCGCTGACGAATACACTCAGCGGACCGCCCAAGCGATTATCGAACGCAAGGACATCATTCCCAAGACCCCGGAGGAATCCCAAAAAGCGCAAGCCGGACGCATGAACGCGATTGCCGCTTATGGCCGGGTACTTGACCACATGGAAAAATGGGCCGCCGCCCATCCGAAGGATGCCGAAGATGACGCCAAGGTGAAAGCGGAGATGGCCCGCGCCGTGGGTCCTACCCGTTGGCAATCCGCCATGGATTCCGGCATCGATGAATCCGGCTTTGACCCCGCATTTGGCGTGCTGCCGACCCGCGAGGAAATGGCGGCCCCTTCCACTTTCACTATCGATCTTCCCGAACCATGATCACCGCATCCCTTGAAGGGGGCTTCGCCTCCGCCAGCACCTCGCCACTCGGGGCCACGCTGCCGCTTACCGCTGGCATCCCGCAATCCGCTGCCTCGCCGATGGCGGAGGAAATGGCCCGGCCATGGGAGGAACAGGAAGCCGCGCGCATGCAGGAGGCGCGCAAGAAACAACGCGCCTATCTGGAAAAGCTGGATTCCGCCTTACTGGACCCTGATTTTTTCAAGAAGCATCCGCTCCCGCCCAACCCGTTCAGCGATGATCAGGAAAAAGACAAGCGCGCGTTCGTGGTGCATGGCTACCTGCGCCTCAAGACCGGCCAACCTGACCTATCCGCCGATGCTGCGGATCTTTACCGCGCCAGCATCGCGCATAAGGAATTCGGCGGCAAGGGGGCGCTCGATGCCGATGAATTCCACGGCGAGCTCGTCAAGGCCGCACAGGGGCGCAAGGAGGAAAAGGAGCTGCAAAAGCAACTGCTGGCTGCGGTGGCCGACGACGCGACTCTCCCGCCCGGCACAGGCAAGGGCATGGCAGGGATACTTCAGGCGGCCAAGACTCACGCGGGCTACGATGCCGAAAAAATCGCCGATTACGCAGAGGTCTTGGCCGATTACAGCGCGAAAATGAGGGAAAAGATTGCGCCCTTCCGCCAGCAACTCGATGAAGTCTGGAACGCCCGCCTCAATGGCCGCAATGTGACACCTGAAACGCTCGCCGGGATTCCCGATGAGCACCTGCCGGAATTCCTCAATGCCCTACGCCTGCGGGCGGAAACCTTGGGCGATAAGGAAAAAGAAACCTTCCTCGCCGGGACGCGGAAGGACTTTGCGCGGTCATTGAAGGGATACGGGGAGAATGCAATGAATGCGGTCGTCGAGGTGGGGTTCGACCTATCCAGCACCGGCCGCCCGTTGGACGAAAAGATCAACTACGCTTTTGAGCGTGGAGAATGGGCGGAGGCCAAGGCCGGCAGCGAGCGAGCCCGCAACCGGGGGGCTGAGGTGCAGCGGATCATGTCTGGCTCCTATGACCCCATCGACTACGTGAAGGGCTGGGGCTGGCTGCAAAAGGCTCCGGGCGTCACCGTCACCAGCCTGAGCATGGCCGTGCCCGTCGCCGGGCCGCTGACGATGGCGGCGAGCATGTCGGGCGCGGCGCAGGAAAGCGTTTACCTGCGGATGCGGGATGGCGGCATGAATGAGCGAGACGCGGGGCAGGTTTCCAGTGCGCTGGGGCCTCTCATCATGCTCCCGCAAATGGGGATTGAAAAAATCGGCTACGGAGCATGGGGGCGCAAGCTGCCATGGATGAACAAGATCATCGACGGCATCGGAGACCGCGTGGCAAACCGTGCGGCGCGCTTGCTCATGAAGGGGGGCGTGATCACCGGCATCGAGGGCACGTCGGAAGTGATGCAGGGTTTCACGGAATACCTGGTTCAGGACTTTGCTGGGTTCATCGCGCCTCACGTGCCCGACGTGGATCTCGACAAGGAATTTGCGGGCGCGTGGCGGGAGTTCCCCGAAATCGCCGGGAGCATGATGTTCCTTTCGCTGTTCGGTGCGGCAGGCGGACTGAATGCCGAGGCCCGGGCACAAGCCTGGGCGAAAAGCACGCCACGCCAACGGGCCGCGCTGGGCATCACGCCGGAAGCGAGCGCACGGATTGACGAGGCCGCCGCGAAAGGCCCGTCGTCATTGCTGGCGGCGGTGGATGAGGGGTGGGCCAGTCGTGTGCCAAACACTCCCGAAGCGGCCGCCGCTGCAGCGGCGGAAGCCGAAGCGACGCGGCAAGAACTCGCTCTGGCTGAGCAAGTCAAAGCCTCCGGCATGGTGCCAGACATCATCCGCTCCGGAGAGGGCTTCGCCGTGCTCGATAGCGAGACCAAGGAGGAAGTCGGCACGGCTCCCGACATGCCCGGGGCGATGCGCATTGCCATGGCGCACAGCGCCGCCCTCGATGACGTGAAGTCTGAGCGCGTGGCCTATCTGGCCACGATGCTGGAAGCCGGGGACGAGGCGCTGGCGATGGCCGGGGACCCGAATGCCAAGAACAGTTTTGAGCTGAGCACGGTTTACACCGAGGCGGTCGCAGCGGCGGAAGACCCGGCCAGCATCGACCAGTTCACCCGGCAGGCGGCCATGCAAGAACAAGTCAACGGCGGCGATGGCTCCACCACCTACGCCGCGCTCGGCCGCAACGTAGCGGAAGCGCGCGGCTTGGTGCGGACCTTCACCAACCGCCTGTTTCACGGGGCGAGCGTGACAACCATCGTGCATGAGACCGTGCACGGCATGGTGAGCCGGGCGGAAGCAGCGGGCGCGATCAACCGCGCCGACAAGCTGCAATTCGTGAAAGCCGTCAATACCGTGATGCAAGGCAAGGTGCTGACCAAGGGCCGCAACGCCGGGCAAAAACTCGCCTTGCTGCCCGAAGGCATTGCGGAGGCGGACATCACCGACGACATGATCAACGAAGGGATTTCCCACATCGCCGAGGCGGAAATCCTCCGCACCCGCAAGCGCGCCAAGGATGACAAGACTCTTAAAATCTCCCCCGGCATCATTTCGCGCAACCTGCTCGCGCTCTCGAAACTCGTCGGCGAAAAACGCCTGGGCAAGTTCCGCGCCCTCCTCGACGGCGCACGCGGCGTCTTCGGGCTTTCCTCCGCGCGCGTCCTCGCCATGCAGAAGGGCTTTCGTGAAGGCCGCTTCGACATGGCCAGCTACGAGGCCTTCCTCGACAAGCTCACCGGCCGCGATCACCAGGCGGAACACAACGGCATGGCCCGCGATGAGGCCGCCGCGCTCGTTGGTGAGGCGGTGGAAAGCGGCGAGATGTTCGGAATTGTCAAGGGGGCGAAATCCTCTCCGCTTTCCCTCGCGCCCGCGTCGATGGTCGAGGGCCTGCAACTCAACGCCGCCGCCCGCATCAAGGACCCACGCGTCAAGGCCGCCATGTTCACCCGCATGCTCGACAAGCTCGGCGCACTCAAGCGCGACAAGGACGAGCTCGGCATCGCCTTCGGCAAGGGCTACAAACGCAAGGCCATCGAAGATCCGCGCAAGTCCGCATCGATTCGCAAGGAGCGCAACATGCGCGAAGCCCTGCGCCGGGAAGAGCTCGAAGACGAGGCGCACGCCCGCCACGGCGGGATTCTGGATCAAAAGGAGCTGGCGCAACTCAAAGCGCAACCGGTGCATGGCTACCTAGCCAACCCGGACACGCCATTGCGCGGCCGTCTCATGTCGCAGTCGGCGGCAGCCGCGCGGGGCGAGACGTTTTTCGATCCGAAAAAACAAGGCGACTACGACGGCGCGGGGGCGGCCTCCCGCTCGCTCTTCGGTGGCGAACTCATGCCGGATCAAGCCGCGCAAGAACTCTTCGACGCGGGCTTGATCAACTCCCCCACTCCAGACGCCATGTGGGACGCTCTCCAGCGCGAGGCAAAGAGCGTGACGAAGATGAGGGAATTCATGAAGGCCGCGCAAGAGGACCTGCGCAAGGCCCGCCTGCAAGCCAAGGAGGAAGCCAACGCCTGGGAAAACGGACGCCTCAAGGAAGAGGCTGCCAACTACTCGCCCCGCCAGCGCCTGCTGCGCGCCCTCGCCATGCTCGACGGCATCTTGTCCGTGCTCCCGCCCGAAGTGCGCGGCCGCATCGGCGGCTACACCCAACTCGCCAAGCTCGGCACCGACGAGGCCCGCCTGAAATTCCTCAACGAACGCATCGCCAAGGCGGATGCAGAAATCGAAAAGTGGCTCGGCAAGGAATACGGCAAGATGCTCGACAAGCTCATTGAGCGGTCCGACGCCAAGCGCGAGGCTGGCAAAAAAGCCAAGGGCAAACTCGGGGCGGAAGGCCACCGGTATTTCGAACAGGTTAAGCAAGTGCGCCACATGAGCGCCGATGACATCACTGGGGCAATGGCCGTGCTCGATAGCAAGATGGATGAAATGACCGACGACGAACTGGCCAACGCCGCCGAACGTTACCAGATTCTCATGACCTACGGCGCGTTCGCCGATAAGAGCGCGGCGGAAATGGGCCGCGCCATCGAACAACTCCGCGAAGTTTACGAAACCAACCGCAACGCCTGGCGCACCACGGAAGAAGCCCGCATCACGGCAGTGCGCGCCCTTGGCACTCAAGCGCTCAAGGAGTTAGGGAATCCGAAAGATTCTGATGTGGCCGAGACGCGCAAGGCGGCCAAGACGCTGCGCGGCAAAACCAAGGATATCGCGTGGTCGATGCTGTCTTTCCGCGAGGTGCTGGAAAAGACCTTTGGCCGGGACAGCGTGCTTGCAAAGCGCTGGGCCACCGCCACCCGCGAGGCGTTCCGCGCCCGCACCGGGGCGATTATTGCAGCGCAAAAACGCTGGAAAACCGCCATGGAACAAGCGACCGGACTGAAAGGCCGGGCCGCCCGTCGCATGCTGTGGGATATGGAGAACGTCGCCGATATCAAGGCATCGGTGCGCCCGGAGATTCATGAAACGTTCAAGGTGCCAATTGACACCTTCTTTGATGCGGAGAAGAAGAAGAGCCTCGGTCTCACGGCGCAGGAAAGCGCGCAACTCACCGAACAATTCGAGGCACTGCCGGCAGACAGCCAGAAAGAATTCCTCACTCTGCAACGCGTCACGCGTAAGCCAGCGGACCCCGTAGAATTCACCACCACGGAAGCGATCTATCTGAGCATGATGTGGGCGCAGGACGGCTATCGGCCCGGCATGCGCTTGCATGGCATGGGCGAGGAGTTTCAAGCGGAACTCGAAGCCCAATTCAGCACTGCCGCACAAGGCATGCGCGAGCACCTCGCCAGCGAATACGCCGGGAACTACGAACCGCTGCGCGCACTCTTCGCCCGCATGTTCGGCGTCGATCTGAAACAGACGGAAAACTACACGCCCGGGAAATTCTTCTCCCAGGGCGACGAGTCGCCGATGAATGTCGATGGCGGCGGCATCGTGGAGGGCGGTTTCAAGCAAGGATTCCTCAAGGACCGCAAGCGGCACCTCGCCAAGCCGAGGGCGGAAAGCGCCTTCAAGATCTATTTCAATCACCTCAACCAAACGGAACACTGGAAGGCCCTGGCGGAAATCTCGCGGGAAATCCACGGCGTGCTTGGGCGCCCGGAGGTGAAGGAAGCTCTCATGGCACGCAGTCCGGAGGCGGCCAACGCGCTGCAAAAGTGGATGCAGGCCATCGATGGCAATGGCTTCAACAATCCGAAATCCAGCTGGCTCATGGAAACCGTGATTTCCTCGCAAGCCTATCTCGCACTGGCGTGGAAAGCGTCCACCATTGCCAAAAACTTTCTCGGCGCGGGACTCAATGCCGCCTACCGCATGCCGACGAAGGACTTCCTGCGCGGTTACTCGCGCCTGATGGCTGGAAAGATCGACTTTCGCCACGTCTTTGATTCGGATCTCATTCAGAACCGGCTCGCCGGAGGCTTCGCGCCGGAAGTGCGGGCCGCCATCAGCGAGGGCTTCGGCGCTAAGCCCACGCTGCGGGGTGACGCGCTCTTGAAGGGGATGGAAGTAATCGGCACCGCAGACGCCTACGGCACCGCCATGGGCGCGGCCGTCGTTTACGATCATCACTATCGGGCAGCGATCCGCCACGGCCTTACCCCGCAAGCCGCTGAAGCGCTCGCCATGAACGAAACTGCCGATGTGATTTCCCGAACCGCTCAGCCATCGGAAGTGACCGACCGATCATTGATGGAATTGCAGCTCCATGGCATCGGCAAGCTCGGGTTTATCTTCGCCAGCGAGGCCCGCCAAAAGTCCGCAATGTGGCTCAACGCCTGGGGGCACACGCTCACCGGCAAGGCCACGGCGGATGACGTGCGGGTATTGTTGATTTCTCACCTGGTCATGGCACCCATCATGCACGCGATTTCCGTCATGATCCGCGACGCCCGCGATCCGGATGATGATGAATGGTTTGATGACAAATACTGGAACCTGAAGGACTTCGCCATGGCCGCCGGCACCGGACCGCTGTCCGGCCTGCCCTTGATCCGCGATGTGTTCGACGGCTTCAATGGCGATAGCGGACCTCTCAAGCGCATGGTAGATTCCGGCAGGGCGCTCAAGAAGCTCTTCATGGATGAGCCAAAGGGCGATAAAATGGATTGGTATGAAGCCCAAATCGTCAAGGTCCTCCAAGGGCTCAACCCCACCACCGCAGTCGGGGCCAGCGTCTTCGACCAACTCTACGACTTCACCCGCAACGCCACCGATTCCACCCCCGATGACGAGCCGTGACAGAGGCGGGTTTCTGTATCGGCAAGCGCGCGCGGAATTGAACCCGCCGCCCGCGCCGGGGCAGGATGCCCGGCATGATACTCACGCAAGCAGCGCCGACGGGCATCTTTGACGGCATCGCCGAGGGGCTAAACTATCGCGTCACCGGCGCGGGCACCTGGGACGGCGGCAGCCTCGTGCTGAGCGCGTGGAACCACCAACTCGCCGATTGGTCCACCCTCGGCACCCTCACCGAAGCCGCTCCCTCGCTAACCGTCATCGCCACCGGCCAACGCCTGCGCGCCGTGCTCACCGGCAGCGGCGCGGGCGGCAACCTTGCCGCCGAGGCCCTGCGCCTGCCGTTCGCTGGTCTCGGCGGCGCAACCTCCGCCGCATCCATGGCAGCCGCCACCACTGGCAGCACGGCAAAGACAATTCTGGTGGACGCCGACGAAATCGCCATCACGGATTCCGCCGCGAGTTTCGGACCGAAAAAAGCCACGGTTTTGAGTATCTGGAACGCTATCAAGGCCAAGCTCGACCTCGGCCAAGCATGGTCAGGATTACATTCGTTTATCTCCGCCCGGCCGACATGCAGCGCGGGAGGAGTTCCGGCGGCAACGAGCCTCGTGACCCGCGATGACGTGGACGCGAGAGCGTTAGTTACTATTTTTGGATACGCCACAGCAACGCAAGATGCAACCAATACCGTTTCGTTTGTCGCATCAACGCAGGGAGCGGCCATCACTATTCCATCACCTGGGTTATATCTAATCGAATATAGCGCACCAATGGGGTCTAGCGCATGGGCGACAGCTGGGTGCAAATGTAAGTTGATGACGACGGGGACCGTATCAGCCACGGTAAGTGGGAATGTGTCCTCTGGAGGGCGGGCAGGTGCCACGCTTATTAACACAACCATGGTCCACAATGCCGGGTCCGCTACATATCAACCCATTCACGGGGGTTGCCAACACCCGAGTCAGTCGCAGTGGTTCATCCATTCCGGCCTGATCCGCTACACCACCGCAGGCACTGCTGCTATCGGGTTTGCGCAATATGTGGCAATAGAGTGGCATTATGTTCGCCTCGATGTGGGCGCGTACATCAAAGCAATTCGCATTTCAGATTAACGATAACTACCATGCAACTCATACCACAACCTACCCTCCTCGACTCCGCCGCTCTAGCCGGGGCCGAGGCCGCTCATCATTTCGCCACCGTGCTCCGCTCGCAATGGCAGGCGTATTGGTCCCGCTCGCCGGAAACCATCCTTGCCGATATGGCCGCTAATATCCCGCAAACGCTGGCAATTTTTGCGCTCAACACGCAGGCGGGACTGGCAGTCAACGCCATTCTCGACGCCATTGCAGACGATAGATTTTCCAACCGCGCCCCGGTCGAGTTGCCCGCGCATTGGAGCTTCGACGGCACGATGTTTGTCTATGCGCCGCCCGCGCCGGAAGTGATCGAGGAGCCCGCCGAATGACCACCGCCACGACAACGCTGACGCGCACGCCGTGGGTGACGTTCACCCCGGATGATCCACACCCCGCGTGGGATGGCTTCGGGGTTTACCTCGGGGCCGTCCCGGATAACACCGCCACGGGCACCAGCGGCAACATTCGCACGGTCCTGCACAAAGGGATGACGCCGATGGATTTTCCCGAGTCACTGCAATTGATAGCCATGCTGGGCGGACTCGACGCCCGCATCGATCTGCCTGCGCAAGACATCATCGACCCCAACGCACCTGCATTCGAATGAATCCCGACCTCGTAACCACCTTTTGCCGACCAGTTGCTGCCTTAGCATTCGCAGGCGTCACCTACATTGCCGACACCGCCACGCCAGAGATTCCAGGAGTCCCCCAATGGCTGACCTCGCTCGGGCTTCCTGTCGCGTTCCTGGTAGCGGTGATTTATGCACTGGTGGCGACTAACAAGGCGTTGCGAGCCAGTGAGACGGGCCGCCGCCAAGATTGGGGCGGCTACGCTGACAAGCTCGAAATGATGATGCTCAAGGAGAATGAATCTCGCGAGCGCCTGATTCGCGCCACCGACCTCCAGACCACCCAGTTTCAAAATCTAGCCGAACAATTGAAATGCCGCCCCTGCCAAAAATGAAAACCATCGCCGCCATCCTCGCCCTTGCCGTGTGCGCATGCACCACCACCACCACCACGTCACTGCTGCCTGATGGGACAAAGGTCGTCATCGTCGCCCGCTCCTCTGATCCGGTGGCTATCCAAGCCGCGCTTGATGCAGCGGAAATCATCATTCCCGTTGTCGAGATGATCGCCGTCGACCAGAGAGACAGCAAATCCAACACCCCCCACTCCGACAAATGAAAACGACCATCATCGGCTCACTGATCATCATCGCAGCGACATGCACTGCCGCTGCGCAATTCCTCCAAGGTCAAGAGCCTGACTACACCGTCCTTGCCGTGGCGGTCACGACCGGCATTGGCTTCATCAAAGCCGCCGACCAGCCAAAGCCTCTGCCATGATTCCACTTCTCACCGCTCTGATCCAAGCCGCCAGCGAGGCAATGAAAGCCTACGTAAAGCACACGGATTGGAAAATGAGAACCCACAAGGAAACCACCATCAATGCCCTCGAAGATGAAAAAATCCGCCTTGCTGATTCTGGCAGCGCTGCTGACAAACTGCGCCTCGAAGTCATTGCCGCCCGTCTTAAACGCGCAAAGGATCAATGACAGCGCTCTCTACGATCCGCCGACCGTTCACCTCATCGACGGCACGGACTATCAATTCAGCGAAGGGACGATCACCGGCAAGGGCCAGGCGTTTCACTCCCACTACTCCTACATGCGCGCCGTGATCATCGGAGACAAGTAACTGCCATGATACTCGATGACCCAGAAGACACCGACGCGATCCCGCCAAGCTGGCCGGGCATCTTCTTCCTTGTAATCATCGCCGCCATCTTGATCGGCAGCATCTATTTCTAAGCCCATGAGAATCCTGCCGAGCAAACCGCCGCAAGCCACGTATTCAAAGATCGTGGACATCGCTGAATCGATTATGGGCAACGCCACGCCGGCAGTGTTCGTGGTCGGCGTTCGCGGCTACTACCGGGACACCATGGGCAAGGTCGGCGTCAATGATCGTGCGCTCTACGACGACGCCCTATTCATCGTGTCCCCGGATAGCTTCGGGGCGTTCAATGCCAACACTGATCCGAGCGCTTACCGCTATGGTATCGCCTCACTGATTCCCGGCGTGCATTGGTATCGGCCCGGAAATCATGGCATTTCACGGCGAGGCGGCGGATACCCCGCTTTCCGTCCCGCCACTCCTGACGAGGCCCTGCCAGTCATGCGCGACGGTAAAGCCGGTAAGAGCGACGGCATCGCCATCAACATCCATCGCGGCGGATTCACCACCACCTCGAGCGCCGGATGCCAGACGATCCACCCGGACCAGTGGGATAAATTCCACTCGATGCTTACAACGGCTCTGAAAAAAGCAGGGTTGAAAAAATTCCCCTACCTTCTCATCGAAGGGCCTATCAACTGAGCAATTTCACAGCTGAGAGACTGTGGTCATCACGCACATGTCCGTAAGTTCTCATCGCGAGCGCCCCGCCGTCAGAATGCCCTAACCACTTCGCCACGGTGGGCATATCCACGCCGCACTCAATTGACCATGTAGCGAAGAAGTGCCGCAGATCATGCACGCGCATATCTGGAAGATTCAACGATTTGCAAGCCGTGTGCAAGGCCCGCCGAGGTGAGGACATCACGAAAAGCGCCCCCTCATCAAGCTCCGCACGCATTTCATCCAACACCGCCCGCAGCGGTGCCGCCAGCGGAACCAACCGGAACCGCTTACCTTTCGTCTCCCCGTCACTGCCCACCGTTATCCAATTATCCCCGACATCCGCCCAAGTCAGCGCCCGCAACTCACCCACCCTCATCCCTGAAAACGCCAGAACAGACACCATCCGCGATGACTCCAAACAGAGCCGCTTTTTCTGGCGCCGGATGTGATCGATGATCATCCCCATCCCATCGCGGCCCGGCATCTTCCGGTGACTTTTGACCACTGGAATCCGGCGGAGTGCTCGTGTCGGGTCATCATGTCTCAGCCCATGCTCGATCATGATTGCCGCCATCCGCTTCACTGAGGCCAGCAGCTTATTTGCTACGGATGCCGAGTATTTTTTGACCACCTTTGACCACCAAATGCCCGCCTCCGCCTGGCTCCATGTCCGGCCATGCGCATCGAGGGGCAGCGTCTCCGACAAGATCCGGACCATATCTTTCGCATAAGCCTTCGTTTTTGGCCGGATGTGCGGCGGGTCTACCGACTCGCCCCGCAGCACTGCAATAGCATCCCGGATGGTTCGGACATTCCCCGGCTTTTGCGCCACCGCTGCCGATCTCTCCGATGCCAGCCGGTCATTGCGCTTAATCTTCGCAATCTTCAGATTCTTAGTTTTGAGCGATACCCGAATCACCTTGCCAAGCACCTTCGCCCGTAGGTAGTAAGTGCCGTTCGTATGTTTCACGATATTCTCCGCCGCCTGTTCCCAGTCTCCAGCCATGCGCAAAGCGTGGCACGTTTTGCAGGCTTCGGCAAGACCGGTGGTCAAAATCGGTGGTCAAATGGCAAAGCATGCACCTCAGCAACCACCAGAAAAGCAAGCAAGCAGTAAGCAAAGCGCCCGTAGCTCAGATGGATAGAGCATCCGCCTTCTAAACGGAGTCGGGGGGTTGCAGGGTTTGCAATTCCTTGTAAAATCAAGGGTTGCGAGGCCGCTGGAGGAAGGCCTGCGAGGGATTGAGAGCCATTTTGATGCCACAGGTGGTCAAAATGCGGTGGTCAAAAATGAGAAACGGCACGGCACCCGGTTAGTTGCCGATAGGAAAGACCTTGCCCCAGTCTGACCGCTCAGCGGATGGCGGATTGAAATTGTTCTGCGGGGGTCATGACGGGAAAGCGGCTTGGAGGAAGGCCCGGCAGTTCTCGCGGATGAGGTCCGGAGTGATTTCATCGTATCGCAACGTGTGGTGTTGCTCGGGAGTGGCGCCGCCGGGCTGGAAGTGAACGGTGAAAAGGTGGCGGGCTGGATCAGCCCGATAGATGAGGGTGGACGGGGCGGCGGCGAGGGTGATTTCAATCTCAAACTCGGTATCCAAGGCGGCAATGGTGGCAGGGGAAAAACGGAATAGGCTTGCTTTTGGCGGCTATGAGGCTGAGAGGCTGCCCGCTGCTTGGGTTTGGCGGGCTAACCTTGTTTTTGCGTATCGGGCCTTTCTGCGGAGGGGAGGGCGGTTAGGCCAAGCTCTGATTCGGCGGCGGCATCGAGGCGAGTGGTGATCCAGTCCTTGAACTGCTCGCATTCGCTGTGCTTATACGCTCGTGTGTAGAGGCTGAATTGTTCGGGCGTGCAGGTGGCGGGCAGGTTGACTATCTCAATCGGGGCGGCGGGTTCTGTCTCGGCATCGGCCCGCATCAAGCCTTCAATGATCAGAATAGCTTTCGAGGGGATGCCGCGGGCAGTCGAAAGCCAGTTGTCCACGGTGCCTTTTTCCGCTCCGCACTGATCAGCCAGCCAAGTGCGATCCCGTTCGGGATACTTGGCCAGCCATACTTTGACGCTCTCTTGCGTGATTTCCATAGGCGCAAAATACACGATTCGGGGCAGAGTAAAAGAAAAATGAACCAAATGGTTTATTTTTTGTTGACGACTAAACCGTAACGGGGCATTCGTGGTGCATCGACATGAGCGCAACCCTGACATTACCGATCACGTTGGCCGACCTCAGTCCCCGGACACGGGACTGGTTACTGGCCAAATCCGCCCGCCTGCAATTGCCGCCGATCCAGGCACTCAACGAGGCCCTTGAAAAGGTGGCCGCCGTGGAGCTTGGCAATGCAGATGGGGAAGCCAAGAACGAAGGAAGGAGGCCGGCATGAGCACTGTCCTCGAAGTCAGACTGCCTCAAGACCAGCTGAAGGAGATTGCCGCGATGGTGATTGCCGGACTGGAAGGCGGCAAGGCGAACCGCAAGCCGCGCACCGTGGCGCAAGCGGCGAAGGAGCTGAACGTCTCAGCGCGCACGGTCTATATGCGGATTCAGGCCGGGACGATCCGCAGGGTGCCCGACATCGGCGCGATCCGAGTGCCAGCAGCGGAAATCGAACGGCTGCTTTCCGAAGAAAAATCCCCCGCGTCACTGGCATGAACATCACGTCTGACACCATCACCCTCGCCGCGTGCGAAAAGATCCGCGCGGACCTTTACCAGGCGTGGCAGGAATCGTGCGAAATGCTGGCGCTAGTCGCCAATTCGCGCATTACGACCGAGGAGGCCGCCGAGCTGGCCAACGCCATTCTCGCGCCGCTGCAACTTTTTCCCGAGCGGGCTGACATCCGCGAGCCGCAGTCCTACCGAACACAAAAACAGGCCGGGAATTTATCTCTAGCGGATGGAGGTGCGCGGTGAAAGTCGCCCTCGCCATCTGCCTTGCCGTGAACGTCGTGGTCTATCTGATCATCGCACACCTCCACCTCTGCCCCGGACTCCAACCATGAAACGCTATACCGAAATGGAACGCCGCGAACGCAAAATGATCATGGCGGGCCGCGTGATTGCGGGCTGCGGGGCCGCGCTGCTGGCGCTCATCGCCATCACTTACCTCTCCTAACACACAAGCACACAACATGAGTGACACCATCACAACCATCAGTAATTCACGCATGGCGGAATTCTGCAACGCCATCGTCCGACAAACCCGCGAAGCTCTCTACGAGCGCGAGGAAGATATCCTCCGCGCATGGCATGAGAACATCAGCGAGGCCAATGAGAACGATGATAAATTCCCCCCGTTGAAACTTAGCATCGCCGCAACGGTGGATCTTGAGGCGGGCAAGGTTGAAACATCGGTGACGTTTTCCACCCGATACAAGACGACGATTTCCGAGGCTTTGCCCGACCCTAACCAGCCAGATCTTCCCGGAGTGGTTGAAGCCGTTCGTAAATTTCAAGGCGCTTTAAAGGAAAGCGGAGCGTCGGTCACGATTGGATACGCAGACAAGGAAGTTGAGATCACCAAGAACTCCATCAAAGCCAAGAAAAAATAACCCAACACACAAGGGGCGGATGGGGTGACCGGTAACGCCACCCTCAGTCTTGGTAAGCTGCACTACGCATCCGCCCACCTTTTCAAAAAAGAATCCAAGAGCACACACAATGAACACAACACTGACAACACAACCGAAGGCATCCGGCGCGATGATCGCCGCGATGGAATCCCGAGAATCCCAACAGGTCCAAGTGGCCATGCTGGCGGCCAAGAGGTTTCCACGCGACGAGAAAGCAGCGCTGGATCGAATCTTGAACTCATGCAGCAGGGAAGGCCTCGCCTCTCAATCGCAATACTCGTTTGCCCGTGGAGGAACGGACATTGCCGGACCGTCTATCCGCCTCGCCGAAGCGATCGCACAACATTGGGGCAACATCGAATGTGGATGGCGCGAACTCGACAGAGCCAAGGACGCCGATGGTGTAGGAGTCTCGACGGTCGAAGCCTATGCCTGGGACATGGAAAGCAATTTCCGCATTCCGAGATCGTTCACGGTCCGCCATTGGCGCGACACCAAGAAAGGCGGCTACGCTCTCTCTGACGAGCGCGACATTTACGAGCTATGCGCCAATCAGGCGGCCCGCAGGCTCCGCGCATGCATCTTGGGAGTGATTCCTGGAGACATCGTGGAAGAGGCCGTCAAGCAATGCGATGCAACCCTAGCGGCATCTGCTGACACCGGCCCGGAATCGCAAAAGCGTATCATTGAGGCGTTCCAACCCTACGGCGTGAGCAAGGCGCAAATCGAAGCGAAAATTCAACGCCGGATTTCCGCGATCACGGCGGCACAGGTGATCACCCTGCGCAAGATCGTGATGAGCCTGAAAGATGGCATGTCGTCACCGGCCGATTGGTTCGAGCCTGAGAAAGCCGGAACCGGCGAGGTGATCGATCCCTTCAAGAAAGACACCCCGCAACCGCTTGCAGAAGCAGCGAAGGAACGCAAGGCCGCTGGCACGGCCGTTCCGGAATCCGCACCGCAAGACCTCTCCAGCATGCCGGACGCCCCGTGGGGTGACGAGCAAGCCGAGGTCGAAACCCTGATGTAATTCCCACCCCTAACCGAACACACGACACACTTATGAAAAACGCATTCAGTATCATTCCCCTCACCGTCGAAGCACGCGGTGAAATCATCACCAACAATCTGCCAGAGTTCCGCGAATTGGTGCGCGAGGCTCTGAGTAACATCAACCGGGATCTTCAGACTGACGAGCAATTCGGACAGGCGGAAATCGACTGCAAAGCCCTCAAGGCCGCAGAGGAAACCGTCAGGGCCGCCGCACTTCAGGCCTTCGATGACAAGTTGAAAGAGTTAGTGGACGGGCTGAACGACACGGCGGAAGAAATCCGCGCCCCGCGCCTCGAGCTCGAAAAGCTCATCGCGAAGCGGAAAGACGAGGTGAAGGATGAGCTCATCCAAGAAGCGGCCGAGACGTTCCACGCCATGGGCATCGATCCGGGCCTTGTGCGGAAACATTACCTCCCCGGCCTGCAAACCCAGATCAAGGGCAAGCGGACGCTCGACAGCATGCGGACGGCGCTGCGGATCTACGCGTCCTCTCAACAGGTGCTCATCGCCAAATGCCGGGAGATCCTCGACACGTTCGAGCGCGGTCACGGCACGGATATGACGATGGACCGGCGAACGCTGGAACTTGAAAAACCCGAGGGACTGGAAGCGGAACTTCGCCGCAGGTTCGAGGCCAAACGAGCGGCGGAGGAAAAGCGCCTGCTGGAAGCTGAGGCGGCCAAGGCCCGCGCCGAAACGGCGAAGGCACAGGCGGAACTCGCCAAGGCCACCGCGCCTGCACCAGTGGACAAGATGAACCCGCACAATCTGCCCGCTCCGCCGAAGATCGGCAGCATCCCGGTAGGGAACACGGCCAACGTGGTGCCGTTTCAAGCGGAAGTGGCGCAGCAGGTTATCATCAGCGAGGCGGATGAGTGGCGGCAAATGACGGCGACGGTGATCGCCGCTTTCGCTCTCATCAAAGAGCACCGGGAACGCCTGACGCATGACTCCAATAAGCAGCGCGTAGCAGCGTTTGGAGCCATGGTGAATGACTCATGGAAGGCCACCAGCCGGATGGAGGTGACAGCATGAAGATCTGGCCACAAATGATTCAACAGTCGGAAGAGTGGTTCCGGGCTCGCAAGGGCCGAGTGACCGCTTCCAACGCAGACCGGATACTGACACCCACCGGCAAGGATTCGAGTCAGTGGGATTCCTATGCGATCGAGCTAACGGCGGAATGCATCAGGCCCGACGAGCTGCCTGCGTTCATGGGCAATGCGCACACCGAACGGGGCAACGAACTGGAAGCGGACGCCCGCGCCGAATTCACCCGGGTCATGGGGTTGGAGGTGACCGAGGTTGGATTCGTGACGAATGAAAACCGCTACGGTGGAGTCGTTGGATGCTCGCCGGATGGTTTGATCTATCGAGACGGAATTCTGGTGGCCGGTCTCGAATTGAAATGCCCGATGGCCAAGAACCACGCCGCGTATGTGATCGAAGGCGGTTTGCCGAAAACCTACTTTCCGCAGGTGCATTTCTCCATGGCAGCACTGGGAATCCCTTGGTATTTCGCCAGCTACTGTCCGGGAATGGCGATGCCCATCGCGCTTTGCGAACCGGAGGCCTACACGGCAAAAATGGCCGACGCGCTCGACCGCTTCGTGATCTATTACGGCAGCCGCCGCGCTGAGATCATGCCGATGCTTCTCGGGAAGGAGGCGAGAGAACTCGCGCTGTCATGAACCGCTTTCAAAAACGCAACTTTGCCCTCGGCCGTCTCAAGACCGGCGAGCTGAACAAAACCGAGCAGGCCTATGCCGACCGTCTGAAACTTCTCCAGCATGCTGGTGAGGTGGCTTGGTTCAAGTTTGAGGGAGTGAAGCTACGCCTCGCCGATAACACGTTCTACTCGCCGGACTTCGCAGTGATGTTGGCGAGCGGGCACTTGGAAATGCACGAAGTAAAGGGGTTCTGGCAAGATGACGCCAGGGCCAAGATCAAGATTGCCGCCGACCTCTACCCGTTCCGGTTCATCGCCGTGAAAGCCCGGGCTAAGAAGGATGGCGGCGGATGGGAAACCGAAGAATTTTAATTATGGAATGGCTCAACTTACACAGCAGCGTGCTCGACTCTCCGGAGTTTGTGGGCGAGGAACCGGTGAATCAAGCAGCATGGATCAAACTATTGCGCTTTTGCATCGGCCAGGAGAATGGCGGAGTGATCGACAACTGCCGCGACTGGAAAGATCGGAAGTGGCAACAGTTGGTGCGGGTTACCAAACGTGAAGTTGAAACGGAATCCGACCTTTGGACATGGAGCGAAGGCAGTCTAATAGTTGCGTTCTATCCGATCGAAAAGGAAACCGAAGTGCAAACCAATCGGTTGAATGGAAAGAAAGGAGGGAGACCGAAAAAGGAAACCAATCCCGAAACCGAAACAAAACCACCCGGTTTCAAATCGGACAACCCACCACAAACCGAGCGGTTCAAAATCGCCGAAACGAAAAGGAAAGGAAAGGAAAGGAAGGGAATAGAGAGAGAGAGCGCGGGCGAGGAAAAATCATCTGCGAAGCCTCCGGCGGGAGATCCGAAATCTATCGTCGATGCCTATCCCCGCCGCGAGAAAACCGCCGAGGCTCTGGCCATCATCGCCAAGCACTTGGCGGATGGCGAAGACTTCGAGGCGATGCTAGCGGGAACCCGGGCCGCAGCTGCGGTGATCCGCACGCTGCCCAGCGGACACCTCAACCGCTATGTGCCCAGCGCCGAAGCCTTCTTTCGCGCCACACGCTGGCGGGACGATCCGGAAACCCTACGACGGCAGGGCAACCAAACCAACGGCCAGGGGCAGATGAGCATCGAAGACGCCAAGAAGCTACTGGGCGGACGCGCCTCAACCATCACCGATTGATATCCCAATGAGCACAACCATTTCAGCCATGCCCGGGCTTTGTTCCTGTGGAAAACCTGTGAGCGAAGAGCTTGCGGAACTCGCCCGCCTGTTTCCCAAAATAGTCCGCGCGAACCAATGCGACGAGTGCTCGGCCCGTGAAGCCGATGACGAGCGCATGCGGAAAGAACACTTGGAGCGGCAGCGCGAGCTATCGGCCCGCGAGGCCCGGCTCGACTCGATACCGCCTGAAATGATCCGGACCCGGATCAACCATCCGCAGTTCAATGCGGGGCTGTGGCTCCGTGTGGAAGCCTGGCAACCGTCACGCCTGAAATGGCTTGGAATCGTCGGCGGGGCGGGGGAATGCAAGACCCGGTGTCTTGCTCTGCTCGCCAAGCGTCTGATTCTCGCCGGCCACCGACTGGTGTGGACTACGGCCGTTGAGTTTCAGGATAGGGTTGACGACATGCGCGGTGACCGACCGGAGGCCAAAGAGGCACAGAAATACATGGGGCGCTGCCGCAACGCGGGGATACTGATCCTCGACGACATCGGCAAGAACACATGGACACCAGCCGTCGAGCGCTACCTCTTCGGCGTGCTCGATCACCGCAAGACGCATGATCTGCCAGTACTCTGGACCTCGAACACGAGCCCGCTCGAAATGCTCGCCAGCAACCAACTCACCCGCGACCGAGGCGCGCCTCTCATGGGCCGCCTGATTGAAGCCTCAACCATAGAACACGCATGAACAACGTAAACATCATCGGCCGCGTCGGCGGCGAAGTAGAATTGAGATACACCCCCAGCGGCAAGTCCGTGGCACAGCTCACGCTGGCCGTGGATGACGGATGGGGAGAAAATAAGAAAACCGTGTGGGTTGGCGTCACGCTATGGGGCGCGACAGCCGACCTTGCAAAGAAGGCCGTCCAGAAGGGCGACCGACTGGGCATCACAGGCCACCTCTCGCAGGAGGAATGGGAAGACAAATCTGGTAAGAAGCAACGGAAAACAAAGGTGACGTGCGAGAGCATGCACCTGATCGAACCGAAGCGTGACAGCGTTCCTCCATCCGACCGGGAGGGATACCAGAATCCCCATTACAGCCAGCCTAGCACCTCCCCAGGCATGCCGCCCGCGCCAACAAGCCAACCCGCCACTTACGACGACGGGGAAGATTTACCGTTTTGAACGCCAATATGGAGGCACGCCACAAATGAGCTACGATCCGAAAACATACCCCCGAGGCGTTGCCTCCCATGTCTTATTCTTCCTTGACCGAAAGTTCACAGGCTCACGACTACGCGAGGCACGCGAACTCAACCAATGGTCGCAAGCCGACCTTGCAAAGCGGACGGGGTTACCCGCCGCTGCAATATCGCATTGGGAAACAGGTCGAAGAATGCCGAACCTTGAAAACTTCTGGACGCTCTTATTCGTCCTGCAAATCGACGCCGAATACATCCTCGGTCTTGGGCAGAACGCCAAAACTGAGGGACCGCCGACGGAAACCTCCACCAAAGAAAATCAATGAATGCTACCCCACAACTCAACGAAGCCGCTGAAGGCGGTTCCTCTCCAGTGCCTTGTTCTCGGTCTTCCGAGTGCCATGAACAGGGCTGGAGGAACAAATGGGAATGCGCGGTAGAAATGGCCGCCCGAGCCGAAGTCGAACGCGATATGTGGAAAGCCAACCACGACAACCAGGTCGCAATCAAACGGATCATCGCCGCCCGCCCGGATCTGAAAGACCGTGCGCCGATGGTGGAAAAGCTCATGGCTGAGCGCAACCGTGCGCAGGCTCACAGCATCCGCCAACACGAGAGAATCAAGCAGCTCGAAAGCGTGACTGCGAAGGAAATGCTCGCGGACATTTTAGAGCGAGTGAAAAGCGGATCGGAAGCGCCGGAGGATGTTGCGGAATATCGGCACCTCGCCGGGGAAATCTCTGCATGGGGAGCGAAGTTCGCCGAAGCGATGCGCCGCCGAGATGAGCGGGCCAGCCGGAAACGGATTTCTTCCGAGAACGACTAGCTCTGGCACCCTCACCACTAACCACGAAAAACTATGCAAACCGAAAATGATACATCGAAGCCCGAAGACTCACCACAACAGGAGGCCGGTGAGGGTTGCTCAGGAGCGACTTATTCGCGGGTCTTGAATGCCCTCCGCAGGCTCTATGAAGCCGCTGACGTTTATGTCGCGTGTCAGGATCGCGCTACCGACGAGCGATGCGGATTGGTCCAGCCGATCACCGTGGCAGATGGTAACGAGCTAATCGCCGCGCAATGCGAAGCTCTGGCAATACTGCAATCCGCCGGAAACGAAGGGTG